TAAAGAGTCGCACCAGCGACATTTCAAAGTTAGTAACCGCTGCCCAAGAAGCATCGGGTTCTACTAAAAAAACCAATAAATACACAGACGAACGTCAGTGGAAACCAACCGTTGATGATAACGGAAACGGTTACGCAGTCATTCGTTTCCTTCCTGCTATGGAAGGTCAAGATATGCCTTGGGTACGTTATTGGGATCACGGATTTAAAGGCCCTGCGGGTCAATGGTACATCGAGAAATCGTTGACTACCCTTGGTTCTAAGGATCCTGTATCCGAACTGAATTCACGCCTATGGAATTCGGGTATCGAAGATGACAAAGAGACTGCCCGTAGGCAGAAACGTAGATTGCACTATGTCTCTAACATCTTGGTTGTTAATGATCCATCTAACCCTGTTAATAATGGTAAAGTATTTTACTATGAATATGGTAAGAAGATCTTTGATAAAGTAATGGATTTGATGCAACCTCAATTCCCTGGCGAAGAACCTGTTAACCCATTCGACTTCTGGTCGGGTGCTGACTTCGAACTGAAGATCAGAAACGTTGCAGGGTATCGTAACTATGATAAGTCAGAGTTTAAATCTACTTCTGCATTATTTGATGCGGATGAGACTAAACTCGAAGCAACTTACAATCAACAATTTGACTTAGGTGAGTTTGTTGATCCAGAGAACTTCAAGTCTTATCAAGATCTCGAATCACGTCTGGAGTTAGTACTTGGTACTGCTGTAGGTGCAAACGTGACTCAAAAGAATGAAGCACTCACTGAGACTGCGGAACAACAGGTCGGAAGATCTGCCCCAGAACCAGAGATTGTTTCTGCACCCGAAACTGCATCGGCAACTGCTGAAGAGGATGACACATTGTCATACTTTGCACAGATGGCACAGGCAGACTAAGTACGACTAACTACAGGAGAAAATAAGAGTATGGGCAAACCATACCTTCTTTATGGGAACCCTTCGGGGTTCCCTTTTTTTGTTTATAACAAGGAGTAATGTATGACTATAGTTTTTTGGGTTATCGTTGTCATGGGCACCATTGGTGCCGTAGACGGTTCGATGAAATTAAATGATTTATGTGATAAGGAAGTTAAGGAAGGAACTTCTAAAACTGTTAAGGAGTGTAAACAATATTACTTTGATACACGAATTAACAAAGGGTGGTAGCATCTATAGAAATAAAAGTGCAATAAGAAACCCTACGTTCAGTCCAAGACTACACCATAGTAAGAGCAGAGTTCTATATGTGACTATGTAATTATCCAAAGAGTGACCAAGTCCTATCATTAGGATCACTGGTTGCATGGTTGTTATTCGTCAATGCGACTGTCTGAGAGTTGTTGTTGGTGGTTGATCCACCAACGGCAACAGTTGATACAACATTGCTACCTTCTGACTTGTTCTCTGATACTTCTCTATTAGTCTTTTCGAGTTCCTCACCCTGTTGTTGTTTGGCAGGTGTAATAGGTTTCTCTACTTGCTCAGATGATATCCCTTGTACTGCACTGATTGCTTCATGAATCTTTTGTACTTTACTCAATACATTGTCTACTTGAAGATCTGCTTTAAGGAATCCTTCACCAAAGTCCAAGTCATCATTGAACCCCATCATGCCAAGTCCTTCGAAGTCATGCTCTCCACCAAACGCAATACCTTTCATAAGAGTTTGTAGGTCAGATGCGAATGCGTGTAGTTTTCGTACAGGCAACTCAACCTCTTCCATAGGAGAGAAGTCTACTTCTTTTAATGCGTCTGATAGTTTGTTTACTTCATCAATTGCTAACCCTATCTGAGTAAAGTTTGCAAGATCTAAATTTGCACCTGCTGTATTGATTGCAGATACACCATCGGCAAATGGCATTAGATTATCATCAATTGCCTGTAATCCAGTAGCACCAAATAAATCATCTGTACCATCAAGTAGATCTTGGAATCCTTGACCTAATATCTTAGATGATTTTCTAAATGATTCTGCCATAGGGTCAGTGACAATATCAGTAAACTTCTTAACACCTTCTGCCAGTGGTAGAATATTATCGTCAATTGCCTGTAAACCAACAGCACCGAATAGATCGTCTGTGCCATCGAGTAAATCCTGTAACCCATCACCGACTATTTTAGATGTTTTTCTAAATGATTCTGCGGTAGTATCATCAACAATACCTGTGAATCCAGATACTGCATTTGCCAGTGGACGGATGTTATCATCAATCATTTGTAGACCACCTGCACCAAACAGGTCATCCGTACCGTCTAATAATCCTTGTAGACCTTCACCTACGAGGGTAGCATTTGCTTTAAACTCTTCTGCATTGAATCCAGTGAATCCAGATACGCCTTCTGCAAGAGACGGTAAACCTTTCGAAAGTGAAGAAACAACTAATAAGTTGTCTGCGTCTAATAGTCCGAATGGTGTGATTAGGTTGTCAAGACCTTTACCAAGATGTGACATTTGTTCTTCAAATGTACCATCTACACCAAGTGCTCCAAGTAAACGAATAGACTCAGCAAATTCTGGAGTTACCTTATCTGCCACCATGCTAAGAACTTGTGCTTCACCAATATCACCTGCTGATAATGGAGACAGTAGGTTGTTGATTGCTTCACCGATTAAACCAAATTCTTCTGGTGATACAGAAGATGCCATGCCATTTAATCTTGTTATTCCATCTGCAATCGCATCGAAGTCAACATCACCAAGCATCTGAATACCTTTAGAGTCAAAGATACCAGTATTATCACCGAGTGCACTAAGAGTCAATCCAAGGTTTTCAATACCTTCTGGATTAAACTTTAGGTTGTTTAGTTTTTCGAGTCCTGCACCAAGATCATCAAATGCAACTCCCGATAGTATTTTCAAACCAATGGCATTACCCATACCAAGTTCTTTTACCAAGGATCCAATTGCATTACCTATAGAGTTAAAGACCTCTGGATCTAACTCAAGTTCATTTAGTTTCTGGAGACCTTCTGCCATCTCATCGAATGATCTCATGACAGCAACAACAGAAAGTGCTACGGCGGCAAGACCCAGTCCTGCGAACATTACACCCTTACCAAGACTATTGAAGATAGCACCGACACCACCACCAACACCTTCAAGTATGTCTTTAGCACCAGAACCAAGACCTTTACCCATATCACCAAGACCTTTCAGTGAACCACCAAGTCCACCTTTACCACCAGCGGCAGTATTCTTCTGTATTTGCTTCAGTACTTTTAATTGATTTTTTGCTTGTGATTTACTTTCACGTTTGTTTTCGGCACCATCAAGTTTGCCAGAGTTTAGGAAGTTTCCGTTTTCTTGTATGATAGTCTTACTGAAATCTTCGATTCCTGTTATAAGACCATCCATCTTTGTTATAATTACAGTTAGTTGACCAGAGTAATCAGTAACAGCAATCTCACCATCTTCGTTTTGAATAATACCACTGAACGTATTGTTCAACTCTCTACGTTCACTACTTGCAATATTATTCTCCATTTGACTCTGTCTACGAGCATTCATGGATTCTTCTTTGATAGTGTCCTTCACAGTCTTGAAAGAGTTCTTACCATTTCTTCCAAGATCACCTTCACGGCGTAACCTTTCGACTACATCTGCGAAATACTGTCTTTGATTGTCATCTGCCATAGTGTTACCTATTGTTTATTTTCTTTAATCGTTCGTTCTCTTCCTTTACATAATCAACTAACATGCTAACATAAATTTCCCTTTCCCAAGGTATCATCATTTCTATATCACTCAAACTATAGTTATGATGTTGCATTAACGAAAAATTGGTCTTATAATGATTGACCAAATTGTCATGGGAAAGGTTTACACTAAAAAATCTTTCATTCCCGAAAGAGTAAAGTTATTGTGGTGACCACATTTAGTGCAGTCAAACTCCACTTCCTTTTCCAGTTTAGGGATACGTCTTAGGAAGTTACCCAGTAAGTTAAACTTATCTGTCGGTAGTTCCATGATGAAATCCATAATCTCAGAAGGTTGTAAATCTTTCTTATCAAACCTTTCTTCTTCTGTTAAGATTGCTTGAATTGATGATGCAACCATATGGATACCATCTTCAATTGTTTCACCTGTTGTTTCCACATCAAGTATATCACCAAATGAGGGATATGCCATCTCGACAGTAATCTCATCTGTTACTTCAATCTTCTCACACCCGTTCTCATCTGTGTCAACCTCAACTGTTAACTGATCGATCATTACATCAACTTCGTTGCCAGTCTTACATTCACCACAATTCATGATAACAGAAGATCTTTCACCTACTGCTTTTGAACGGATCTTCGTAAACAAATATTCAACATCGAATGTTGTTAATTTGAATACATCGATGTCATCCTTTATACAAGAATTTAACGTGTTACCGATTGCTCGTGTAACTTGCTTCTGGTCTTGTGACTCAAATGCCATCATTAATATCTTTTCTTCTTTCACAAGATACGGACGATATGTAATCCGTTTTCCAGTTGACGGTACCTTCTCATCAAAGAATGGTGCCGTGTTAAACTTAGGTAATGCCATTATATTCTCCTATAATATAAAAATAATTAATTAACCAAATTTTCCAAGTAGTTTTGATAAACCACCTGCAATAACTCCACGTCCAAAACTTTCACCTCTACCAGTGTGTTCACCCTTTTTGGATGTCCATTCACTGAATGATAGTTGAACTGTGAGTTCCATCATACCCTCTTGTGCATTACCTAACTGTTGATCACTCAACGTAGTAGGATAGCAGTCGAGGAGACTACACACATATGTAGACTTTTTACTAAACGAAGCACCCAAGTCAAGTTCACCTTGTGCTAAGTCGAATGGCCCAATAGAAGGTAACCTGTTCCTAATGAAACTTGGTACCTTATCCATGAACCCTAATTGCTTTTTAACGATAGCAAGACGTGCTCCCCTTGCTAAATGACTTATATGTACTGGGTAAGTATAGTTATCATAATACCCAATTGTTTTATTTTCTTGATCATGTGCCTCATACTGCCATGCTTCAAAGTATTGTCTTACCTTATGATCGTTCATAACCATGAAAGATAATGTCATGTCAGTTATAGCATAACCATTAGCAATCTTACGATTTACCGTTCCCATTGCTTGATCAATTGAAGTTATCTGTCGGCCAGGTAATACTGTAGCACTACAGAGCAAAGATAAATCCCTTGCGTCTATATTGATACTTGCCAGTTGCGGTAACTGTACCATGAACTGGTGTGGTTGTGCCATGCCACCAGAACTGCTTATCGTTGCTTTTAACTCTTCTACTCCGAATCCTGCACTCATTAGATTAACTGCCTACTGTCGTAATGTACTTTGTAACTATTTGCTTTACGGAACTGTGCAGTCGGTAGGAAGATAGCAATCTCCCATTCTGGTGCAGGTACTTCCGCAAACTTGCTTGTAACTTGAGAATTCAAATAATGCTTTACACATGGTTTGAAGTATCTCAAACTTGAGGATTTCTTCAACATCCTGTATGTCAGAGCAAACTTACTATCATCGTCCATATTACTACCTTGTATATCCATTAGGTTTGCAAAGAACTGCATACGTAACTTAGGTGGTAAGTAATGTAGGTTCAATCCAAGGAACCCACCCTTTGCAGGGCCGATAACAATAACAAGAGGAAAGATGTCGTAGTAGGGCAATGTATCTTTATGCTTCGGATCGTATGTGAACATATACATGCCACCAATGGTCTGTTTAGATCTTGCCTTAATCGGATCCTCTTTCATCAATGCTTCACGATTGATAGAACGCATGTTCATTGCCTTCTTCATAAACCACGCACGTGATTCTTTGGTACGAGGAGTTATTCCCGCACGGAACGCATTACGTTCTAACCTATTAAAAATATCAGACATATAGTGTCTCTCTAAAATCCATATTGTTATTTATACGTTTTATTATCATTTCTTTCTCTTATATGGTTTCAATTTCTTCAGAGGTTTAAAAGGTTTCTTTCCCATAGGTTTTGGTAGCAATCCCATGGCACGTAACTCATTTTCTGTCCATATCTCGAAGTGCCAACCATTATCTAAGGCATATGCCTGTGCCGCCTTCCATTTACTTTGATTCTTGATATAGGTCATACCCTCATTCAATACCTTCCTACGAGACACCCCCTTACCAGTCTTTGGTGGTAATGTCTGTTGATGGGGTTTTACTTCAACCAATACAACTCTACCATTGTCATACTGTAGAGAAAAGTCCATGAAGTATCTATGTGGTTTCCTATCAGTTTCGCATATATAAGGTATAACTGTTTCTTCACTGCCCCACTTTCTTATTTGTGGAGACGTGTCTGCCCAGTTCATAACTGCGAGTTCCCAACCCGAACGATATATCACGTTCGAAGGATCCCCCAGATATTTGTCTGGATTCTTAATTTTATACTTTCCCTTGTAAGTTTTCATATAAATAGATTCATAACATTTACAAACTACTATTTATGGAACAGTTAAATGCCAAGTTTTAAGCAATTATTTAAAGATAAGGTTGATCGTGTAGGTAAGGATATCATTGATAACTTTACAGATCAATTAGACGATAAGACCAAAGAGTTTAGGAGTAAGGGTGGTCGGGTAACCGAATCTATCGATCTTGGTAGTATCAAAAATATGCGATACCCGTTGCATAATGATGACTACAAGGCAACTGTGTCTTTTACTGTTATTGAGGAAAAGTATAAAGATAATACCGCACTGCTATCTGAGTTGGCAAAAGCAGATCAGGAAAATAAAAAAGCAATTGAGAAGTCTGCTGAAGAAAGGGCAACGGAAGAAGGTGGTGATAAAAAAGATATCCTTACAGAAGTTGCGAATGCGACTAAGGAGTATGTAGGAAAATCAGTAAAAGAAGTGGTCGGTACGAAGATAAAGGTATCGGGAGAAAGTATCACTATGTACCTACCTCTTGGGTTAACATTTAATGATAACGTTGCATATAGAAATGTTCAGTTAGGACAGTTGGGTGCCACCATGGAAACTGGTATGGGTATGGCACAGGCAATGACAAGTGGTATCGGATCCTTCTTAGAGAACTTCAATGGTAGTGCACCCTCTCAAGGTGGGGATTTAGCAAAACTTGCCGCTGTGCAATTGGGTAAAAAGATACCAACCTTTGGTGCTGAAATAGGACAGGTAGCACAGGTCACTGGTGGTGTTACTCTTAACCCGAACGAACGTGCTGTTTTTGATCAACCAAACATACGTGAGTTTGCATTTAACTTTAAGATGATTGCTAAGTCACCCAAAGAACAGGCAATGATTACTAAGATCATTAAAACATTTAGAACAGAACTATACCCCGAAGATATTACGTTACCTGTTGGTGACCAGAGAAGTATATCATTGGGTTACAAGTTCCCAAATAAGTTTCAATTAGCATTTCAATATGACGGTAAGGAGATGGAGAATCTTGCGAAGATTAAACCATGTTTCCTTAAAGGTGTGGATACAGTATTCAATGCGTCATCAATGGCAATGCATGAAGATGGTAGTTTTTTAGAAGTTGATATGACACTACGTTTCCAAGAAACTTCCGCTCTAACCAAGAAAGATATTATGGAGGGTTTCTAAATGTCATACTTTAAAAGTTTTAAACCAACATTATATCGTTTTGGAAATGAGACAGGTTTCTCTATTGCTACAGACATAACAAACTATGTAGATATGGTAGATCAAGTTAAATCTACATCTATGATGATAGATGATTATACCATACCTGCTAACGAAAGACCAGACCAAACATCATTTAAAATTTATGGTACTACTGATTATTACTGGACATTCTTTCTTGCAAATGACCACATAAGAGAAAGGGGATGGCCCTTAACACTTCACGAGGTTGATACGGCGGCAGAATTAAGGTACCCACATAGAATGGTAACATGTCAAATGCAACACCAAGATGTTATTGATTACTATGATGCCGATAATAAACCGATTACTCGTACAAAGTTAATTGGTACTGCTCCAGATAACTTCCCTGTCGGGACAGTCGTTCATGGTAACGTATCTGGTACTGTAGGTATAATTATTAAAAGAGATTTGTCTCACGGTACGTTTATCGTTGATACGTTAAATGCAAGTATTCAGAGTGAAGTCTCAGAACAATCAGTACAACCAAATAGTAATGGTGTTCTTGTTTTAGAAAGAACAGATTTGGCAGAAGCAGAAACATTTGTCAGTCCTCTTCAGTGGGTATTGAAACGTGATGGTGAAACACTTACCAATATCGATATTGATATAGATTCCTTTGGTAGAACGGTTACGATATCTGCTATTGGTTTCTCACCAAATTCAACATATACATTGTCGTATGTTATTCAAACTACAAATACTACAGATGGTAAATTCAGAGTAGGGGAAGATCTCATTTATCCTAACCCCGCAGGTGGAACCACATCTATGATTGTCTATGCAGAGTCTTCTCAATTAAAAGGGGTGCATCATTATGAAGATGCATCTGGTGATTGGGTTGATATAAATCCACTGAGTCAAGATCTCGGTGGTGCTATTGCTATTAGTTATCTCGAAAACCTAAGACAAGAAAATGAGAAACTACGTCAAATAAAAGTAATCGCACCAAATCAAATAGCAGGTGTGGCATCTGATTTCAATAAAGCAATGACAGAACAAACATAATGAAAAGACAATCGCAGTTTAAATATGAAAAGGCATTAATCACGAGCGAGAGATTACCGAACCTTAATTTAGACATACGTCCGTTAATAGTCGAACTTGTATTATATGAATCATTAGATAAACCATTTCTCACTGGTAGAATCGGTATAGCAGACGATCAAGGTATATTTGATTCCACTAATTTCTCTGGAACCG